TATCCCAAACGAACGAAACAGATCTGATCGAATCTGAACAGATCAAAACTGATGGCAACATATTTGGCCGAATCGAGCCGAGATTGGCTACACCTGTGTTGGGGCACGAGAGTTTTGGCCCTCTTGTTGCCGAATGGGTTGAACGTAACCTTGATTACGAGCTGATGGATTGGCAACGCACCGTGCTCGACGGCCAGTTAGCGCACGACGGCGCAGGTTTGCTTGAGTTCTCCGAATCAATGGTGTCGGTTGGCCGGCAGAACGGTAAATCGTGGTGCATGGGCGGCTTGATTTGTGCCTGGCTTACTGATCTCACCGAGGAGTTTGGCAAACCGCAGGTTGTGATCTCAGCTGCGCACAAACTTGATCGTGCGTTCGCTTTGTTCAAAGAGTTCGCACCTGTGCTTGAAGCAAAATACAACGCAAAAATTAACTGGTCGTATGGCCGTAACTTTGTTGAAATGCCGAACGGGTCGAGATGGCATGTCACCGCAGCGACACCGCAGAACGCGCACGGTGCTTCGGCTGATCTGGTTTGCCTTGATGAGATTTGGTCAATCGGCCCTGAAGTAATCTTCGATGCGTACCGGCCGACAATGACGGCACGCCCAAACCCGCTCATGTCAATGTGGAGCACGGCCGGCGACGAATCATCAAAAGTGATGTTGCAGCTGCGCGAACAAGCAATTCATGCAATTGATAACGGCAAAAGATCAGGTTTGTATTTTGCTGAGTGGTCACCTCCACCTGGCGCACCGCTTGACAACCCAGACACTTGGCGCTGGTCAAATCCTGCGATGGGCACCACCATCACCGCTGACCGGCTGCGCAGAATGTCCGAAACACCAAACAAACAAGCGTTCTATCGTGCGCATTGCAACGTGTGGATAAGTGCCGCAGCATCATGGCTACCGGCCGGCCTGTGGCCGCAACTTGAAACCGACAATGAGATGCCGGCTGGTGGTGTGCTTGCCGTTGATGCCGATGTGACCGATCTGCGATACTGTGGGGTTCGTGTCGCACCGAAACCCGATGGAACGTTGCAGGTCAAAACCGAGTTCGTTGTTGAGTCGGCCGAGGCTATGTGGGAAGCAACCCGAGTGGTCATGGAAGATGCGAACGTGCAGCTTGCTCTCACGCCCGGTCTCTTTGCCCTTGTGCCGTTGGACTTGTCTCGACGCACCAAAGACTTCGGGCAACGAGAAATAACGACCTACACGGCGATCGTGCGCAACATGATCTTAGAACGCAAACTGTCGCACACAGGCCAAATGGCTCTATCTGAACAAGTGCAACGTGCCGTGTCTGGCCGTGTCGGCGGCACCATCACCTTGTCATCACAGAAATCGCCAGGCCCGATCGAGCAATGCCGGTGCATGGTTGTTGCAGCCGGCATGGCTGCGAAACCTGTTGGCAATGTGCGCAAACCGATGATTGGCACCGCCAGATAATTTGACAACCAACTGTGATTGTTGTACTTTGTCAATACCTGCTTGTCAGGTCGTGACATAAGAGCACGCAACGAAGGCGACTCGATTGATCAAATCTGGGAAGATGCGATCACGGTGACAACACATATTTGCGGAGACCGTAACGACCGCAGCCAGAGTGCATGCCTTCAGCGGAATTGCACGGAATGCCAGCCTTTGGGCTGGCATTACTGGTTTTCAGATAAATTACACAGCTGTTATTGACATATCCACAGGTCATGTGGAAAACTCGCACGCGTGGGTCTATTTCGCACTAAGCCGGCACCGGCCTTCGGTGTGTCTGAAGTTAAAGCCGCTGCAGGTGGCGCGGGTAGGCCCGGCGCGTTTAGTTCTTACTCAGTCGGTGCTGGGACTGAACGCGCTTTGTCAATACCAACGGTGAACCGTGCAGTTGGCTTGATCACAAGCACTATTGCCGGCCTCGATTTAAAGCAGTACACGTTGGCTTGGGATTCCGGCTCCGAAGAGTACGAACGAATCTATGTGCCCGGTGAATCGTGGTTTACTCGGCCAGACCCGAACGTGACCCGCAACTTCATCATGTCGGCCACCGTCAAAGACCTTATGCTGATCGGCCGTGCGTTCTGGTATGTGACCAGCCGCTACTCAACCGGCTTCCCTGCGTCATTTATGTGGCTACCAGCCGACCAAGTATCAACACTTGATCAAGCCGGCCCCGAATGGTTTGGCCCATCAAACGACATTCAATTCAACGGCGTAGACCTTGACGCCAACAACGTTGTGCAATTCCTGTCACCGCTCGACGGCATCCTGTGGACAGGTGGCCGAACAATTGACATCGCCTATCGCCTCGACGAAGCAGCCAAACGTTTCGCATCAACCGAAATCGCAGCCGGCTACCTACAGCAAAAAGACGGCGAACCAATGGCCGGCGACGAACTTTCAGAACTTGCCGGCGCTTGGGCTGAAGCACGTTCAACGCGTGCAATCGGTGCGCTCAACCAACATGTTGAGTGGGTGGAGTTCAAATCAAACCCTGCCACGTTGCAGCTGATGGAAGGCCGCCAACACGCAGCGCTCGAACTGTCCCGAGTGTGCCAGGTTCCAGCATGGCTAGTCGGTCTCTCTGTTGGTGGCATGACCTACCAAAACAGCCAACAAGCACGAACAGATCTCATCATGTTCGGTGCTTCACCGTTCATTAACTGCATACAAGAAACCCTGTCGCTTGACACCGTGACACCGAAAGGCCGACACGTCGAGTTTGATGTGCAGCGCTATTTAGAAGGCGCCGACATCATGCACGACATCCCCGTTGAAGGCCCGATTGGAGAACCCGCCAATGATTAGATTTACTGCACAATCCGTGACACTTGACGCAGCTGCAGGTGACGCACCGCGCACCATCTCAGGCATCGCCGCCCCGTACGGCGTACCCGCATCCGTGTCAACCGGTCAAACAATTAGGCTCGAAGCAGGTTCGCTACCTACCGATGGCCCTTCCCCACGGCTGCTGCTCGAGCATGACAGCTCGGCGCAGCCGGTGGGAATGGTCACAGCACGCGAAGACACACCTGACGGCATGTTGTTTACCGCTGAAATTGCACGCACCCGTGCAGGCGATGACCTTGTTGAACTGTTAAAAATGGGCGCATACGACAGCGTGTCAATCGGCATTGAGGCCACCGAAGTAGAACAAGACGGCCGCACAACCATCGTTAAAGCAGCGAACTGGAAAGAACTAAGTGTTGTGTTCGAGCCGGCGTTTGCTGCAGCCAAAATCACACAGATCGCCGCATCCGCAGAGGATGAGGAGAGCACCGAAAACCCCGAAACCACTTCCGAGGAGGAAGCACCTATGTCAGAAAACAGCCCTGAGGTCGTGGAAGCAGCAGCCGAGACGACCCCAACACCAACGGTCTTTGCTCAGCCAAAGTCGTTCAAGTTGCCTTCAGCGTCCGAATGGATTGCTGCAGCACTTGAAGGCGGCCATCGTTGGCACCAGATGAACGAAAATATCAGAGCGGCGGCGCCTGATGTGACGACCTCGTCAAATGATGGCGTGTTGCCAGAGCCAATTGTTGGCCCCGTTTACAACGACTACCTCGGCATTCGCCCAGTTGTTGATGCGTTCGGCCCAAAGGCAATGCCTGGCACCGGCAAAGTGTTCATTCGCCCATCGGTCTCAACGCACACCTCGATGGCCGTACAGTCAGCAGAACTTGCAACGCTTCAGGCCGGCGAGTTCCAAGTACAAGAGAATCAAGTCACGAAAGCATCGTACGGCGGCTACGTCACCGTCTCAGAACAGGTGTCCGACTGGTCATCGCCTGAGATCATCAACCTCATTCTTGAGGACATGGGCAAGGTGTACGCACAGACCACCGACAACGTCGCAGCTGACGCACTCGCTGCAGGCGCCACCACCACCGGAAACTTCACCGTCGCAAACATTGGTGACCCAACCGAATGGTTGTCATGGTTGTACGCAAACGCCGCATACATCCTTGAGAACGCCGGCAACGGCGGCCATCTGCCAACCCACCTGTTTGTTTCGGCAAGCAACTGGGAAGCACTCGGCAAACTCGAAGACGGCTCAGGCCGGCCTCTGTTCCCGCAGGTCGGCCCAATGAACGCTTTCGGCACCACGACACCAGGCACCAGCAACTTTGTTGCGTTCGGCTTGCAGGTCGTTGTCGATACGAACTTTGCCAACACCAGCAACGGCACCATGATTCTCGGAGACACAACCGGCTTCGAGATCTTTGAACAGCAAAAGGGCTTCCTGCGAGTGCAGAACGCAACCGTGCGCGGCACCGACATTTCATGGCTTGGCTACTTCGCCACGCTTATGCTTGATTCGTCACGCTACGTCAAAGCAGCCTTCGTCTGATATTCCACTAGGGACAACACCACGCCATGACCACCTTCGAAATCATCCAATCATCACGCGTTGATGGTTATGGCGTGGTGCAAACCCTTGAACCAATCGCAAGCATCCCCCTCGGCTCACCCGTCAACATTGTTGGCAGCAGCCGAGGTCTCGACGGCAACCAACAAACTGTTTGGTCACTTGTCGATTACGAACTGATCAGGGTAGAAACCAACGGCACACTCGTATTCGATTACGACGTACCACGCCCACAACAACTGATCTTCCCGAACGCCGGCGACGATCTTGAATACGGTGTTGATACTGGGGAAATACGTTGGGAACCTGAAGCCACTTGGATTACCTCAGATGAAGTGATCGAATGGCTAGGCATCTCAGCGGCAACAGCGAACGACACCGCTTTCATTGCGACGTGTGTTTCGGCAGCCAACACCTACTGCTATCGGGCAAGGCATGAAGCCGGCTACCACGACGACTCTGATGCTGTGCCTGATGCTTCGGTGTCTTTGGGTACTGTCATGTACGCAGCGACGTTGTATCGTGAACGTGGTTCGGTTGATTCGTTTGCATCGTTTGATCAGATGGGTGGCGCTGTACCGTTCGGCACCATGTCACGCATCAAGCAGCTGCTTGGTGTAGGAAGGCCGCAGATCGGTTGAGATGGCTGCTACTGGCATTCTTGCTGCAGCATACGACAACGTATGCACACGCCTTGCCGATGCTGGCATGGTCGTGGTCAAAGACCCGCGCAACGCCCGACCAATGTCGGTGTTCGTAGAAGCACCAACCGTCAACGGGTTCAACACCAACATCATTGACGCAACAATCGTGTGCCGCATACTTGCCGGCGGCCCCGCCAACAGCGATGCCCTCGATTACCTTATGACACA